TAAAATATAAACTCTAGGAGTATAAGAAATGGCAGAAAAAATAGTTAGCCCAGGTGTATTTACACGTGAAAGAGATTTATCGTTCTTACCAGCAGGAGTTGCTGAAATTGGAGCGGCAATAGTTGGTCCAACAGTAAAAGGACCTGCTTTCGAACCAGTAATTATTGAATCATTCAAAGAATTTGAAGCAACATTTGGTCCAAAAACGCTAGACAGTTATGTACCTTATACAGTTGAAGCTTATTTGAAGAGTGCAGGTAGAGTAACGGTTGTTAGAACGTTAGGTTTAAGCGGGTACTCACCTTCATTAATAACATTACAAACTAATGAGCTTACATCATCACAGTTGAATTCAGCAGGTGGTACAGGACTTACATGGGGAGTATTACACCCTACACAAGTACATCCAGCAGCAACATTTAATGCAACATTAAATGATTCTACTCAACAAGTAATTTATATGCACTTAACAGGATCTTCTTCAGATATATCTGGTTCATTCTCTGGTTCATATTTTGTATTATCAACAATAGATCCAGCAGGTGATGGAACAAACCTTAACTATGGATTCTACTTCTCAGGTTCAGCTTTTGATGGAGGAGGATTTACTCAAGCAGGTGGACCTCAACCAACAGTTGCATCAGCATTTACTTCTTTAAGTACAACATTTAATAAATCTATTGAATTAACAAAAGGTGAAGCAGGAGCTGCCGGTCATACACACGGAGGAACTAATGTAGCAGGTATATCTGCATCTATCGCATCTCAAATTAGAACTGCAATTAACTCTATTACTGCCAGTGGAACATCAGGATTAACACTATTTAGTGCATCCATGGAAATGTCAGGCTCTAGTTCAGGATCAGGATACAGTACTACATCAAACTTAAATACTATTAAAATTATTAATAGATTTGCAGGAAAGGTTTATGGTACTAGAGACCTAGATGCAGGATTCCTTAACACATCTTTAACAGGAGTTGGAGCAGAAACTGCATCATTCTCTTTGTTAGATGAAGTTGATGCAACACAACATAATCCTTCTGCATCTTATGGTCGTATAGAGGGTACAGCATTTACACTATTCCTTAAAGGTGATGGTGGAACTAATTCGTACTCAAGCACTACTACATTTGCAAATGGAGCTCATACAGATTCAGGTAACATATTATCTGCACAAACATCTTACTCAGGTTCTATAGATACAACGTCTGAAGAGTGGATTGGTAAAGTATTTGGTAAAACACCTAAGGATAGAGTAAAACCAGTATATAATTACATGCTATTTAACAACTATGCATCTAAATCATATGCTGCTGATCCAAACTTATACATATCAACAACTGTAGCAGTAAATGATCAATCTTACGCATATTCATCAAAAGATGCATTTGAAGCAAGAACGCCTTGGATAGTATCTCAAAATATTGGCTCTTATGGAAGTGCAAAAACAACTAGATTATTCAAATTCCATACAAGATCACACGGATCGTCAACTAACTATCAATATAAAGTTGCAATATCAAATATTAAAGATCCAGGATCAGTAGCAGGAAGTGATTACGGTTCATTCTCAGTACAAATACGAAGAGTAGATACTGATGGTACTATTCACGGTGCTAATAATCCATATGCTAAATCTGGTGATTCAGATATGAGACCACATATAGTAGAACAATGGAATAATTTAACTTTAGATCCAAATTCACCTAACTTTATCGCAAGAGTAATTGGTGATAGATATCAACAAATTAGTGAACTTGGTAAAGTAACTGTATTTGGAGATTATCCTAACTTATCAAGACATGTATATGTAGAAGTTCCGCAAGAGGTAAAAGATCAAGGTACAGCACCTGATCTAGTTCCTTTTGGATTTGAAGCATTATATCAACCAATTGTAACAGGTTGTGGTACATTACCAACAGCATCATTTGTTGGACATACTAACGATAAACGACAAAGAAAAGATGGAGCAACAACAGGTCATTACATTAAGAAGACACAAGTTGCAGACAATGTATATAATAAGAAGATTCACTATGGATTTGACTATTTAGATAAAGATAATTATAATTACTTATTACCATTACCTGATGCTAACGCTACAGGATATGGAGTAGGAAATAACAAACACTTTAATTTATCACATTGCTTCCAACACCCATCAGCATCACTTAATAGTGGTAATGAAACAGCAATCACACCAGATGGTTCAACTATAAACCTTTCAACAAAGAAATTTATAGTACCATTCCAAGGAGGATTTGACGGATTAAATCCAGCACGTTATATTGCACGTGATACTAATATTCTTTCAACTAACATGTTAGGATTTGATTTATCAACTGCAGAAACGGATGGAACAAAAGCATATAAGAGAGCTCTTAATGCTGTATCTAATCCAGATGAATATGATATAAACCTTGTTGTAACACCAGGTCCAAATCATAGACTACACTCTGCAGTAACAACTCACGCTAAAAATCTTTGTGAAGATAGGGGAGATGCTTTATACTTAATGGATGCAGTAGGATATGATACAACAACTATCGCTACAGTAACTAATACAGTTGAAGCACTTGACTCAAACTACACAGCTACTTACTGGCCTTGGGTTAAAATACTCGATACTGATAAAAACAAACCAGTATGGGTACCACCTTCAGCAGTAATGGCAGGTGTAATCGCTAAAAACGATCAAGTAGCATTTGAATGGTTCGCTCCAGCAGGTCTTAACAGAGGTATTCTAACAGAAGCTATAGATGTACCAACAAGATTAACACATGCTGAAAGAGATGATTTATATGAAGGTAGAGTTAATCCAATAGCAACTTTCAAAGAAGGAATTTGTATTTGGGGTCAAAAGACACTACAAGCTAAACCTTCAGCACTTGATAGAATTAACGTACGTAGATTACTGATAGCAGCGAAGAAATTTATCGCATCAGCAACTAAATATCTAGTATTTGAAAATAATACTAATGCAACTAGACAACGTTTCTTGAATATAGCTAATCCATATTTCGAAAGTATACAGCAAAGACAAGGTCTTTATGCATACAAAGTAATAATGGATGCTACAAACAATACTCCAGATGTAATTGATAGAAATCAAATGATAGGAGAAATATTCTTGCAACCAGCTAAGTCAGCAGAATTTATTATACTAGACTTTAACATTTTACCAACAGGAGCAGTATTCCCTGAATAATAATTAAAAAAAAGGATACTTTTTATAGTACTGCATATTTATATATGTAGAAACAGAATAAACGAGGAGAACAAATGGCACAATTAATCGACCCAACTGAAGCAATGTTCACGGCATTTGAGCCGAAAACGCAGAATAGGTTTATCATGTATATAGATGGTATTCCTGCATATTTAATTAAGAAAATCGACAGACCATCAATTACTTTTGGTGATGTAACTCTTGATCACATTAACGTGAAAAGAAAACTAAAAGGTAAAGCTGATTGGGGAAACATTACATGTGATTTATATGATCCAGTTGTTCCATCTGCAGCACAAGCAGTAATGGAATGGGTTAGATTATCGCACGAATCTGTTACTGGTCGAGACGGATATGCTGATTTCTACAAAAAAGACATTACTTTTAATGTATTAGGTCCTGTAGGTGACAAAGTTGAAGAATGGACATTGAAAGGTGCGTATGTACAATCTACTGCAAAAGGTAGTTTAGATTGGGCAACTGATTCAGCACTTATGCTTTCAATTACCGTTGCATACGACTACGCAATCTTACAATTCTAATATATATTAGAACATAAAACAAATAGAGGAAAAAAGTTATGAGCGAAAACACTAAAGTTACGGCTAAACAAACAGAAAAAAAGAAATTTCCAACCGAATTTATTGATCTTCCAAGCAAGGGGTGGTTCTATCCAGAAGGCCACCCTTTAGCTACTGGTCAGGTAGAATTAAAATACATGACTGCTAGAGAAGAAGATATCTTAACTTCCGCAAATCTTATTAGACAAGGTAAAGTAATTGATACATTAATCAATGCATTATTAGTAACACCATGTGATTATAATGATGTATTAGTTGGTGATAAGAATGCAATTATGATAGCTGCAAGAATTTTAGGTTATGGTAAAGATTATGATATTGATCTTCCTTGCCCTAAATGTGGTGAAATTAACAAATTAACTATTGATTTAACTAATCTTAATAATAAAGAATTTGATTTCGATGCATATCAAAAAGGTTCAAATGAGTTTGAATTTGAATTACCATTAAGCAAGAAAATTATTACTTGGCAGTTAATGGATGGTAAGTCAGAAAAAGCACTTGAAAGTGAGTTAAAAGGATTAGCGAAATTTGCAAACAAGAAAGGTCCAGGTAAGGACCTCACAACAAGATTAAAACATCAGATAATTGCTATAGATAGCAATCGTGATACAAAGGCAATCAGACAGTTCGTAGACGAAGAATTATTTGCACAAGATTCTTTAGCATTACGTAACTATATGAGAACTTCAACGCCAGATGTATTGACAAAGTTTAATTTTGAGTGTGAAGCTTGTGGACATGAGGAGACCGTCGATATGCCAATCGACACCGGGTTTTTTTGGCCTAGCTCCGATTCATAGACCATTAATACACGAAGAAATATTTAGTCTATGTTATTACGGTAAAGGAGGATTTACTCATGATGAAGTATATAATATGCCTCGTTACTTACGAACTTTCTATCTAAAACAGATCCAAAAAGTCTTTGAGAAACAGCAAGAAGATCAAAAGAAAATGGATAATAAAACGCAGGGTAAGTCAGAGGTATTTTCACCTCCTGTAACGCCAAAACAGTAAGTTTTCTAGGTATTCCATATTTATATATGTGAAACTATGTAAAGGGGAATACTATGTCATCTAAAAAATACATTATAAAAGAAGGTTTATTTAATTGGTTATTATCTAAACTTGTTGGTAAGGATAATAATGCAAAATTGCGATATTATGCTGCTATCAAGACGGACTCAAAACTTCGAAAACTTTCTAAAGAATTTGAAAAATCAGCTAGTGATCTAAAACGTCATTTTGATAAAGTAGGTGCAAAAGATCAAAGATATAAGGATGACCTTGAAAATATCTTAAAACAAAGGTAATTAAGAGGCAGAACGTTCTATGGCTAAACCTAATAAAAGTAATAGAAGAAGGGTTGTAGGTGTCGGTAAAGTTGATTCAGAATCAGGAAAAGCTTATAAACAGCAACAAATTGACCAACAAGCACTAAACAAACTTCAATCTGAAAGTTACAGAAACTCGCAAGAACAATTGATAGCGGGCCGAGAGCGTATTGCACAATTAGAGCAAGAACGAGATATAAAACGACAACAGCTAGAAGACGAAAAACTTGCCAGTGTACATTATACACAAAGAAGAAGAACTCAAGAAGAAATACTTAAATTCGATGAAGAACTAAAAAAAGTAGGTCAAGAAAATACTCGTATAACAAAAGAAACTGCTGATCAAACAGAAAAAATAGACCTAGCACAACAAAAACTTAATGATTCTAAACAAGATTATCTAAACAAACTTCAAGAAGAAGAAACTGTAATGGCCCAGATAGGCCAGAGCATACATGATCAAAAAAATACTTTGTCTAATTTGTATGGAGAGCAAAAAGATTACGCTTCTAAATTACAAATTGCTGCTAGTATGGAAAAAGAAATAGCAGCTCAAAAACGTCGAAGTTTAGATTTATCTATCGAAGACAAAGCTTTATTAGAACAAACCATTACCGATAGAGGTACTATCAATTCATCTTTAGTAACAGCTGCAAGAGAATCTGCCAAAATTACTTTATTTAGACGGGAAGAAATTCCTCACATGGATAAAATAAGAGAGATTCAAGCTGAGATGGCATATTTACAAGAACAGCAAGTTCAAGGATTAACACAAGAACAAGAACTTCGTTTAGCTGCTTTAGGTGATATGAATCTGCAATATCAAACTTTATCTAAACTAGAGCAGAAAAATCAACAAATAGAAAAAATAAATAAAGAGATTCAAGATACTGTATTTGGTATGAATACTGCATTCGGTCAAGTAATGAGTACTATTAAAGATATTGTTACTAATCCTTTAACCTTATTTACTGGACTATTAGCGTTAGGTATTAAACGTTATGAAACTATGCGTCAGTATGCAAACCAGTTAGCAGAAGAGCAAGATCGAGTTAACAAAAAATTAGCAGGTGCTGGAGAGTATCAAAGAAATATATTAAAACATGCAAAATCAATCGAAAGTGAGTTTTCTAGAGCAGGTGAAGGGTTTGCTCAAAGTTTAGAAAGTGCTGTAGATGCTACAGTCGCTTTAAGTGAACAATTTGGTCGAGTTGGATTTGTATCAGGTGACTTAGTTGAAACTATGTCTCAATTAAAATTAGGTATAGGACTGAGTGATGAAGAATCAGCTAAAGTACTTAATAATTTTGATTCTATATCAGGATTAACTAAAGGAGCAGCAGTTAATGCAGCTGATTTAACTTATCAGTTAGCAGAACAGCATGGTTTAGATCCAGCAGGTCCATTCAAAGATATAGCTGCAGCGTCTGGTGAAACACTAGGATATTTCTCAGGTGGAGCAGTAGCATTAGGTAAAGCTGCAGTTCAAGCAAGGAGAATGGGATTAACTCTAGATGATATGGCTAATGTAGCTAAAACACTACTTGACTTTGAAACTTCTATAGAAAAAGAAATGGAAGCACAGCTCATCACAGGAAGAAATCTTGATTTTGGTAGAGCTAGACAACTTGCAATGATGGGTAAAACAGGTGAAGCAGTTGAGGATGTATTAAAGCAGGTAGGAGGTGTAGATAAGTTTAATGCAATGATGCCACATCAACAAAAAGCATTAGCTGATGCAGTAGGGTTGTCAGTTGGTCAATTAAGAAAATCAAACGACGAGCGTGCACGAGAAGCTAAACTTGCTAAAGATAGAGATGATTTAGTAGGTAAATCCTTAAAATCAGCTACAACTACCACTCGTGTTTTAGGTAAACTTGAAACCGGTCTAGGTGTTATTCAAAAAATATCAAATATAATTGGTGACATATTTTTAGATGTATTTATGCCTTCACTTAAAGGTGCAGAAGATAAGTTTATAAAATTCTTCAGCTCAGATATGTTCAAAAATGGTCTTAAAAATGTATTATTTATGATAAAGGGTATAATTACTGGAATAGGTGATGCAATCAAATCAGTCATGGGATTTGTAGATAATTTAACAGGTGGTGCATTAAGCGGATTACTCGATAAGGTTTCAGGATATGATTCTTCTAAACACTTCGGACAATCAGAAGATACTGGTAGGAGTATAGGAAAATATGGTGCAATGGCAGCAGGAGCTCTTTTTATTGGTAGCAAAGTATTAGGTGCTACACCATTAACTCCTATGTACACTAAAGATGTTGATGGAGGGCTTGGAAATCTGTTTGGAAAGAAAGGAAACTTACTTACTAAATTAACAAGAGGGTTTAACTTCTTAAAAGGTACTGGAATGAGATCTGGTAGTCAAACTACAGGTCTTGCTAGAATAGCTAATGCTTTTAGAGGTGGAGGAATGAGTGGTGGTAGTAAAGCTATAAGTAGAATGGCTAATGCTAGTAAAATTGGAAGATTTGGTACAATGCTTGCTGGAGGCTCTAAAGGAGCAACAGCGATGGGTGGTACCCTTCTTGGCGGTACAGGTGTTGTTCTTGGAGGTGCAATGGCAGCAGGAGCAATTGGAAAAGGTATATATGATGTTGCTTCACTAGATAATTTAAGTACAGGAAGAGAATCAGCCACAGCGAAAGGTGGATTAGGAGGAGCATTAGGTGGAGCCGCACTAGGAGCTGCTGTCGGTTCAGCTGTACCTGTTGTAGGTACATTATTAGGAGCAGGAATAGGAGCTGCTATCGGTTACTTTGGTGGTCGAGCAGTTGGTAGTATGGATGCATTTGCTGATAAACTTGATAAGTCTCGAGACAAAATGGCTGACTCAGTGGAAGAAGTAAAAAAACAACATGCTAATTTTCAGAAAAAAGTTGAACTAAACGCTAAAATTGCTCACGCTAAAGTGTATGCCGATTTTGAAAGTATGTCTGGAGGAGCTGAAAAGCTGATGGGTGAATCACTGGAAGAATTTGGTAAAAAAATGATTGAATCAGGTAATGTCACAAAAGAGATGTTTGATCAATTAGCTAAAGATGGATTAACTCTAGCGGAAGTGCAACAAATAGCAGCAGGAGCTCAAGATAAAGTTACTACAGCTGCAAGTGAATACGAGCAAAAAGTAATAGACGCTACAGCCTCTAAACAAGCTGAATTAGATGCCCTTAGACAAAAAGAAGATATTGCTAAAAATATGGCAAGTTCTAAATATCAATTTGGAATGACAGCTGACGCTTTATCAGGAGCTGGTATAGTAGATATGAGTAAATTCGGTGGGTACACAGAAAAAGGAAAACGTAGTGCAGTAGGAAAATTCTTTACTGGTCAAACTCATTACTATGAAGGTCAGGATCTAGATACCAAAGGAGCAATGGTAAAAGGATCAGCTGAATATAAAAAATTAGCAAAAGCTGATGTATCGGGTAATTTTGAGAAACAAGCTGAAGCGAATTTTTCAGAAGCATTAAAGTATTCTCAAGCCATGATAGGCATGGAAACAGGTGAAAGGCTTGATAAAGAGACAATGACAAAGCTAATGAATACTGTCATGACTAAAAATGCTTACGATTTTACTGGAACAGCTAAAGAGCAAGAAAAAGCGCTAAATCAGTTAACTCGAGATATTCAAGCACAGCGTGCTATAGAAATGGAAACACAAGCAAACACGTTGCAATCACAAATACTAAAAGAACAAGCAAAAATGTTCGCTAAATACTCATCAGCTGATGGTGATAGCCTTAGTGTAGAAGTTGTAAATCAACCAAAAGATGGTAATAAAGCTTTAGGTGGACTTCTTCAAGGACCATCTCACGCAGAGGGTGGTATACAGACAAGATTTGGTGAATTAGAAGGAGGAGAAGCAGTAATCAATAAGCGTTCAACTTCAATGTTTACAGGATTGCTATCTCAAATAAATGAAGCAGGGGGTGGAGTTCCAATAGGACAAGGCCCAACAGGTGGTGATAAGTTTGGTGCTGGAGGAAAATTATTTTTCAAAACTATAGGCCAGTTTGGAGGAGGAGTAGATAAAGCAATATATAGCGGATATGCAGCTTCAGGAGGAATCAGCGGAACTAAAGGGTTGTTACAAGATGGAAGTTATGAAGTACCACCAAAAAGTGCTCTGGAAGCAGTATTTGAAAATAAAACATTAAGAAATACAGTTTCTGTAATGGAGGCTGCTAAAGGTACACAATATTTAGTAAACGCAGGATTAAAGCGATTTGGTGTTGGAGCATTAAAATTTATGCCTAAATTATTAGGAAGAGTAGTACCTGGAATAGGATGGGCATTACTAGCATACGATGTTGCTAAATTTATGGGTGAAGCAATTAATAATGCCGGTATACAAGCAGATAAAGAGCGTAAAGCAGCTAACTTTAAGGCAGCACAAGAAGCGGCTGAGAAAGAAAAAACTGCAAATAAAATATACGAACAGTCTGGTGGATTTAGTGGTCAACGACTAATGGGTGCAGGAGATATGTTTGGATTAGGGGGTGTAGTAAATTCTCCTATTAAGCGAGTTAATGATATGGTTTTGACCAAGGATGGTCAAATGATAGAAACTCATCCAGATGATAATATAATCGCTAAAAAAGGTGGAATTACTCAGAAGACAACTGGAGGTGGTAAGAGTCGAGTAGAGGAGTTGTTAGAGCAACTAATTATAGTAACACGAGAGCTAGCTAACCGACCAATTGAAATGGATGGTTCAAAAGTTAGTTCTGCAATCAACGAAGCAAATTTTAGAGCATAATGGCAGTAGAAGATAACATACCAAATCAAATAAATATACCAGGTTCATTAATCGGTAGGCATGAGAGTAGTGATATAGCTCCTATAGGGTTTGCATCGTTCACTACAAATATGAAATCCGATATTGCACCTATGGGATTTTCTGCATTTACTACTCGAATGAAATCAGATGTATTTCCAATACCATTTGCTAATTTTACAACAGCTATGAAATCAGATGTATTTCCACTTGCAGTAGCAAATGGATTTAATAATCAATCATCTGATATTGCACCAATGGCTTCTATACTAGGAGCTAATAACTCATTACCATCAGCAATCGCACCAATGACTTCTATACTAGGAGCTAACAATCAATTATCTACTACAGCACCAATAAATTCTACATTAGGAGCTAATAATCAATCATCTACTACAGCACCAATAACATCTACTTTAACAGGTAGATTTGATGCAAGTTCAGTAGCACCATTTATATCAGTTTTATCTGGTAGGCACGAATCAAGTGCAATTGATAGTAGTTTAACAACCCCTGATGGAAGACACGAATCAAGTGCTATTGATAGTAGTTTAACAACCCCTGATGGAAGACACGAATCAAGTGCTATTGATAGTAGTTTAACAACACCAGATGGGAGGCATGAATCAAGTGGTATAGATGATTCTACAACTACTCAAACGGGGAGACATGAATCAAGTGCTATAGATAGCAGCCCAACAACACCAGATGGTAGGCATGAATCTAGTGATATAGATGACGCTTTAACAACACCAGATGGTAGATTTACTTCAAGTGATATAGATGACGCTTTAACAACACCAGATGGTAGATTTACTTCAAGTGATATAGATGACACACCAACAATAGCTGATGGGAGACATGAATCTAGTGCTATAGATACAACTATTGGTATTAACTTTCTTGACGACACATATGCAACCGGTTTTACGGTA